TGATGCACCATTATTTTCTCGTTCTCATCCAGGTGATCAATCCTGTACTTTGACAGTAAGTGGTCCTGGCCTTCCTCCAGTAGAAGTTGATTCTTATGGGGAGACAGATGAAGCAATTGGAACCAATCGTCCTGTCAAGGCTCCAGTAGCACCTAAAGTAAGGCCAATGGCTCCAGCACCTGAACCAAAGGTTGAACGAGTTCCTGAAGCACCAGAGAAAAAAATTCGCTATGTGTCACCTGAAGTTCATAAGCAGATTAAAGACCCTTTTGAAAAACGAGATTTAACCCCTGAAGAGTATGAGCAGTGGTTGCAGGAATTAGAGCAAGAAAACGTTCAAGAGTCTATTCCAGTGCAGAAAGAATTAACAGATGAAGACTGGGATGAAAGACGCAAATTTAATGTTGAAAACAGCAAGAAAATACCTGATTGGATTTACGGAATTTTTAAAGGATAATTGACTATGAGTTTGATCAAGTTGGGATCTCATCTTAGAATTTTAAAGACCGCAGCCATTGCTGAGGATTTATTGATTGAGAAACCTGTAGTTGAAGCAGCCAAGCCTGTTGTCTCTAAAGTGATTGAGGCAAAGAATTCAGATTTCTTGTACTATCGTGCTCGTGCAATTTCCGCTGGTGATCAAGGCCCACTAAATAAAGAGGGTGTTCGCAGCTGGAATTTTAATGGTAACAAAGACTATTTTCCTCGTAAAGAACTTGAAGCTGCTTATGAGACTTTCGTTGGACGTAATATTTTCTTAGATCATAATTCTGAGAGTTCCTTGTATTCCATTGGTAAGATTATTGATGCTCTTCCAATCGATGATAAAGAAACTGGTGAATTTTATATTGAGTTGGTTGGAAAGATTGATCGTACCCTTCATCCTGAGATCTGCCGCAAGATTGAAACAGGTGAATTGAATAGCACCAGCATGGGCTGTTCTGTCGATGAATCAATGTGTTCCATCTGTGGCAAAGTGTTGCATTCTGATGCTGATGATAAATGTGAGCATATGGGAATGAACCTGGGTAAAGAGTTCCCCGCTGAGATTGATGTTCCTGAATACAATATTAAGAAGGGTGACTTGATCCCCTGCTTCTCAATCAATAAGGGTATCGTATTTAATGAGGATTCGATTGTCGGAGTTCCAGCCGATCCTACAGCTGTTATTAAAACCGTTTTGTCTAACATGAAGAGTCAGATGTCAAAGAAAGCTTCTTTGACTAAGAAAGAACAGTTAGACCTAGCTGCACAGATGGATAAACTATTTGATAAATTAGATGATACTACTAAGATCCAATTAAAAGCTGATTTTTGTGGCATTTGCCCACCAGTTGAAAAGGAGTCGTCCATGGCTGACAAGAGCGTTGTTCCTAATGAGGAAACAAAAAAGATTTTAAATAAAATTTCGGCTTATGAAATGGAGCAGCTTGAGCATTACGTTGTTGGTAAGACCAAGAAAGTTGCTGAAGAGAAACAAGTTGTGGCTGACTCCGTTGCTAAAGAAGAGACATTCCTTTCCAAGATCGTTGCTAAAGTGAAAGATGCTCTTGCTTCTGAAACCCCTAAAGTTACAGCTAAATTTACAGAAGATAAAAATAACGTTTTAGATTCAACATGGTCAGTCAATGAAGGTGATAAGACAGTACTCGAAGCTTCCCTGAAAGAAATTTGGGGATCTCAGTTCGAGATCATGTCTTTCTCCGATCAACGTTGGGCAACCAGTGATGAGTATGCTAAAGAGATCGTAGCTCGTTATACCAGTGGTGGACTTGAGAAGCTTGCTGATGCTTGGGATGTCTCGCATAAGCTGTCTAAGACAGCTGCAGATCCAAAGCTTGGTCCTTCAGGAACACGAGTAAAGCCTTCAACAGGTTCGTCTAACAAGGAACATAGCTATTCAACCAATCCAAAATTTGAAAAACCTAAACCAGGAACAAGTTCAAAAGGTCCTGCAGCACCAGCAGCAAAAGATGTAAAGGACTCTAAGGTTGAAATGCCTGGGCAGGAGAAGGGTCAAAAGGGTCCAGCTGCACCCAAGGGTAAAGAAGTGAAGACGGATTATAGTGAGCCAAAGGTAGAAGCAGAGGGTAAAGAAGTAAAAAATACTCCTAAGAATCCAGAAGAGAAGAAACATGATAAGTCTGAGAAAGATGTAAAGACTGATTATGTTGCTAAAGGTACAGAAGCAATGGAAGCAGAAGATAAAGGTGAGAAGAAAGAAGAAAAGAAATCTTCTCTTATTAGTTGGAGCACCCTTACACCAAAGGCACAATCATTTATTAAAACAGCAGCTCAAAAGTATATTGCAGGTGGAATGAAAAATGCTGAAGCAGTTGCGAAAGCACACAGCGAATTTACAGTACAGGAGACTGATATGAAAAAGCAAGCATCTGAAGGCAAACCAGAAGAGTCCGTTGAAGGATCTACATTACCTGAAGGTACAAAATCTATGGGTGACAAAGTTGAAGAGTCTGTTCAAGGGACAACCGTTCCTGGTGGTGCAAAGCCTTCTTCAGCTCCTGAAACAAGTGTTGATGGTGATAAAGAACATAAGACACCAAATTTAACCAAGAAACCCGATGAGGCAGTTGATGGCACCACTCTTCCTCCACAAGGTAAGAAAGATGAAGAGAGTGTAGAGAAAACAACTCATCCAGATAGTAAGAAATCCGTTGGCACAGAACCTGAGAAATCAGTTCAAGCTTCTGCTAAAACAGCCGCAACTGATATGCCTATGCCAGAGGATAAAGATCCTATGGATGCTATGAAACCAGAAGACGCTCCTATGGATGAAAAGCCAATGGATGCTCCCCTAGATGCTCCTAAAGTTGATGCTCCAGCAGTCTCAGCTTTTGACAAAACAGAAACACTTGATATTGGTGATGGTTATTCAGCTCGTAAGGATAAAGAAACTCAGGAAGTTATTATTGAGAAAGATGGTCAGGAAGTAAAACGCCTACCAGATGGATTTGGTGCAGAAGTTGCTGTTGTTCTTCCTTTATTGAAAGCCGTTCTTGGCCTTCCTCCAACAGAAGAGGTTAAGCCAGCACTTCCAGGAGAAGCAGTTCCTCCAGTGGAAGAGAAGATGGAACCTCCAGTTGAGGAACATCCAGGTGCAGAAGAAGCACATGAAGATGAATTAGGAATTAAAGAATCAGCTCTTAAGGTTAAGGAAGCAGCACTTGCAGAGAAAGAAGCAGCAATTACTGCTAAAGAAGCTGCAATGGCAGCTGCAGAGAAAGCAAAGAAATTTGCCTCAGTACTTCAGGTTCGTGCAGAACGTTGTAAGAAAGTTGTAGCTGCACTCGTTGAGAAAGATGCCCTTCAGATGAACAAAGAAGTTTATGATAGTGAGCTTAAAAATGGCACATACCTCTTAGATGCACAAAAGAAAGCCTTTGAATATGCTATTACCGCAAAACAGAAAGAACTAATGGCAATGGATGACAATGCACTTCTAGCTACAGAGAAGGTAGTTGCAGATCTAAAGGCTCCAACTTCCTCAGTTAACACAAAGAGAGCAAGTCGTATTTATGTTTCACCTTCGTTTGGTGAAGAGCTTTCTGAAGATGCACAGCTGAAGAAAATCTTTGACTCATTCGGGACAAAGAATCGTCCTCAGTAAATTTAGTATCAAATCCTGTTATTTCGTGAGAAAGATAGCATGGAAAGTTTTAAAAGTAAGATTCGTATAAAAGTATAAAAGAAATCGATTTCTCACATGATGATGTGGGACCTTTAAATAAGTACTCACAACTAGATCAGGCTCGATAAGATAGATCAAGAAACACAAAATAAATCAAGGAGTCCCAAAATGGCAATTCGACAAGTAAAAGAAGTAAATCGTTCCGTGTCTTACCCAATCGCCTCTGGGAATATCGTTGGTGGAAATTTGCTACAACTAAATGCAGCTGGTCAGCTTTTGCCTTGGGTTCACACCCAGACAGCAGGACAGCCATTTGGTCTAGCTATTGAATCCAATGTATTTTTCCCACTTCAGCCAGCTAATGGTGAAGTAGCAGGACAAGGTTTTGACTACACCAACTTCAATCGTGGTGGACTTGAATCCGTTTACAACAACGGTGGAGATTTCGTCCTATTTGATGATGGTCGTGGCTATCCTTATGCTCGTGGTGGAGTTACGTATGCAATCAATGCACCAGTCTATGCCTCTGCTGTCACAGATGGTCTTATCACATCTGATGCTACAAGCACAGTCATCGTTGGTTATGTCGTAAGCTTTGACGTTGCAACTGACCCAACACAGCTCGAAATCAAAGCCTCTATCTAATTAATTTTAGATAGATGGTTTAGTTGTAAGCATGATTGGTCGTGAGACTGACATGTACTTTAAAGGAGAAATTTATGAACGAAATTAACAAAGAAGCAGCCTTGGAAGTTCTTTCCAGCGCACAGGTTGAGGAAAAGCTCACCCGCTTGATGAATTCCCCAGGTGGACTTCAGAAAATTGCACAACAGATGCTATCGCCCCTAAAGCGAGAACTTCTGTATGAGGGTCGTATTCGCCAACTCTTCCAGACCTACAAACTAGCTCTTGGAGAGGAAGCAGTGTTCGACGCTGATGTTGATGTACCAGCAGCCAGCATTTCGGTTGAAGGTCTACCAGCCCAGCTCGAAGTTCTCGCAGATCGTATTCGTGTTGAAACGTCACCTATTTCAACTCGTCCTATGATTCGTTGGAATGAATCGAACTTCCGTAAATATGACGTTTTGAACCGCACACAAGAACGTGCAAAAGCATCAATCATGCTTCAGGAAGATACTCGTGGTTTTAATTTGATCAACTTCGCAAGCGGTTTGACAAATCAAACACCTGCAGCATCTCTTGCTGGTACGACTGCTGCAACAAACAATCCATCGGTTATCGCTAACGGCGCACCTGGATTGTCCATGTACACCTTGGCTACAGCAATTGTAACCCTCAGCTCAAAGCTGTTGGTCGCAAGCAAACTGTATATCAATCCAATCACTCGTCGAGACTTGCTGTTGTTTAACAATGCTCCAACGGGTAATGGTGGACTTGGAATCTTCGCTCCTAACTTCCAGGACACAGCTCTAAAGGCTGGTCGTGTAGGTGGAATCATGGGCGTTGACGTTCTAGAGTCGGTTGTTGTTCCTTCTACAGCCTGTTTCGTCTTAGCCCCAGCTGATTACCTCGGCGTGTTGGCTATCCGCACAGACCTGTCAGTTGAAACAATGAAAGATGTAAACAAGATGGCAGATGTATTTGCAATCTGGGAAGATCTAGGATTCTTGATCCGATACGCTAAAGGTATCGTCAAAATCACACTTCCATAAGCTGTTGATAAATTGGGGGGGTCGCAAGGCCCCCCTGAATGTATCAATGATATGGTTGCATAAGATACTCAGTTGTGATATACTTATAGAGAAGAGTTTGTTTTGTGGGCTTGTAGCTCAATCTGGGGGAGCAAGTCCTTTGCAAGGACGAGGTTGCAGGTTCAATTCCTGTCAGGTCCACTGAACAAATTCAGTTTGTTTAGCTGTCTTGTAGCTCAACAGGCAGAGCAAGTCCCTGTTAAGGACAAGGTTGTAGGTTCGATTCCTACCGAGACAGCCAAATAAATTTAGATGCACATAATAAACCGTAGAACAAGTCAAGCCCTTGCGGTTGGGCGTTTGATGTAATTGAAGAAAAGAAAATAAATCCCCCTTACTCGTAAGAGTATGTTTTCTTCAGGCTCACCAGATGTAGTCTGCTATTCTTGGGGATTATTGTAATAATCGTCAGGGATTAGCGTAAAGGTTGCGTCCTGGTCTTGGAGTCCAGAGGAATTGGTTCGATTCCAATATCCCTGACCATTATTATAAATTTAAGTACAGTGAAGCACGAAAGCCTACAGAAAATTGGTGTTCTACTAGTTTTGATAAGAGTCTAAAAAATATCTTATTAAAGGAAATTTAAAAAATGCAAATGAATATAGTTTTAAACTCGTCAGTTGATGCTTATGTTGGTCCAGCTATAAGTTCATTTAGAACGTTTATAAATGAGACTTTTTCTGCACCTGCATCTACACGATTTATTACAGATCCATGTGTAGATTTGTCTCAATGGACTGTATCTGGTAATAATGGTAATCAGTTTTCAATAGCTAATGATACCTTTTACATTCATCGTGATCCAGTTGATACACGTTATAATGATTTAGCATCTAGCATAGCAATTCCTTCTGATCAAATTATAAAATTTGATCTACATCTGAAAGCTCCAACAGGGACTACAAATGGTGGAACTGATGGTGGTAGCCTTGTTTGGTTTAGAGGTGGGGCATATGGCTTAGAGTATGATTTTGGATGGGATGCAAATAACAATATTAATTTCGTTGAATTTGCATTATGGAAAGATCCTAATTCAAGTCAAGTAGAGACAACACGATTGTTTGCAATGTTTCCTGATTTGTCTTTATTTTCATCTTTAAACTTGAATACAGAGGCTGTACTTCCTAACATAACAATTGTTTGCTTAGGTGGTAGCATTAAAGTTTTTGCAGGTAACACATTGTTGATTGATGCAACTGATCCAACTCCTGTAGTTACACCTGGATATATTCAGTTTTATCCAGCACGAAATATTGATACCATTGGTTTCGGTAATATGTTCATTGGAGCATATACCCCAGATCCTTCAACATGGGCAGCATTTGGAGCTGGTGAAATCTTAAATGGACAATACTTTTTGCCACTAGGAGAAGCAGGTGGTCTTAATTCGGTTCAAACAATCCCAGCTAATGCAACGTATCAAATGGATGTCATTGTTCCAAATTGCCCAGAAGGTGATCAGTATTTTGGTATCTGTGGTGTACAGTATGCATTTGAAACACAAGATTATACCTATGCTGTTGGTACAAATATGTTTCTTCAATGTCATAATGGTACAATTACAGGATGCCAAATCCAGAATAACGATGGATTATTTTATATAAATGTCCCATTGAATCTTTTGCAAATTACAGGAAATACAGTTGTGTTTCCTCAATTTAAAATTCAAATCACACCAAATCTGTTC